GTCTTTGTCGGCAAGCTCCGGCCCGATAAGGTCTTTACGGACCTGCGCCGTCCAAACTCCGCGCACACGACCGCGTAATTTTCGGAAATTCCACGGAGTTTCCACGGAGCACGAGGAGAGCGACATGGTAGGTAGGCCGCCGAAGCCCACGGCGCTCAAGGTGTTGGAGGGGAACCCGGGCAAGCGGGCGCTGAACGGCGGGGAGCCGAAGCCGCCGACCAGGGAGCCGAAGATGCCGCGCAATATGCTGACGGAGGCGCGACGCTTTTGGCGGGAGCATGTGCCGCGGCTTGTGGCGCTGGGTGTGGCGACGGAGGTGGACGGGCCGGCGCTGGCGATGATGGCGACGCACTATGCGCTGGCGGAACGGGCGGCGAAGCAGCTGAAGCAGGACGGGCTGACGACGACGGATGAGCGGGGGCTGACGAGGAAACACCCGTTGCTGCAGGTGCTGCGGGACAACAGCACAGCATTCAGATCGTATGCGATGCAGTTCGGGTTGACGGCCTCGGCGCGAGCCAGGCTGAGCGTGGCGGAACCGGAAGACGCCGACGATTTTTTCGGCTACTAGGGGGAGAGCGATGAACGAGACAGAGAAGGCGAAACGGGAGAAGGAGTGGGCGGAGATTTTCGCGGAGGCGAAGGTCCCATGGACGGAGGCGGAGAAGCTGCGCCTGCGGCTGTGTACGGCGGCGCAGTGGTGCGAGATTGCCGGCAAGCGCACGAACGGCGCGGAGGAGGCGATTGCGAACATTATGGCCGTGGTGGATGCGCTGACGGAGCAGGATGCGCAGCCCGAAGGTACGCGGCTGTGCCGCAGAGTGGTGGTGACGGAATGACCGAAAGCGTTCTCGCTTGGCAAGATGACGACGCCGGCGGCCTGTGGCGCGCCGTACATGTAGACGCCACAGGCCGCGAGGAAACGGGCAAGTTCTATGACTGGCTCTCGGCCTTCCGCTGGATAAACGAGCGGCGGACGCGCGACCGCAGCGATGCCGCCAGCATCCAGGACGAGCCGCCGTGGGAACAGAAGGTGACGCCGTGACGCGCGCGTACTGGAGTGCGAATATGCCGACGGAGCCGGGCTGGTACTGGTTCGTCGGGAGCGCGGCAATGCGGAACGTGGGCGATGCGGGGGATGCGATTGTGCGATTCGACGAGCCGACTGCGATGAAGGTTCTGCCGTACAAGCGCGGCCTGTGGTTTCGCTGGGGGATGGGGCACGAGAGCGTCACGGCGACTGACGGCATATGGTCGCGCATCCCGGACGCGCCGCCGATAGACGAGAACAAGATCGTCCCGAAGAGGCCATTAGGGGTGACGGAATGAGCTATTGCCGATGGAGCAGCGACAATTTCGGGTGCGATCTGTACTGCTACCAGAGTGACGATGGTTACGTGACGCATGTGGCGAGCAAGCGCGTTGTCGGTGATGTGCCGCCGCTTCCACCGTGGCCGATTTGGAGCGGCGGAGACGGCGCGGTGCATCTGAATCAATGGATTGTAGCGGTAAGGGCGCAACACGACTATGTGGATAAGGCGGAGCGCATCCCTATCGGCCTGCCATACGATGGGGAGACGTTCATTGACGTGACATTGGGTGAGTTCCTAGCCCGCCTGCTACATCTGCGCGAGGCGGGCTATCGGTTCCCCGACAGTGTGCTGGATGACGTGCGCGAAGAGATGGAGATGCGTGATGAACGAGAATGATGTGTTTTATGACGAGTCGGAGTGGATTTTCGGAGGCGGGACGGCGGCGGATCCTCGACGGAGCGATTATGCTCCGTCTACGCCCGGAGAGAGCGAGGGCGAGCGGGAGATGTATGTCACGCAGTACAACGACATGCTCGGCAAGACGATGGAGAGCGTGCAGATCAGCGATGACCGCACGCTCATGCGATTCGTGGGCAAACGTTGGGTGTGGGAGTTCTGTCACGAGCAGGAGTGCTGCGAGAGCGTCGAGATCATCGACGTGATCGGCGAGTTGGATGATCTGGTCGGCGCGCCGATTTATATGGCTGAGGAGGTGGTGTCGCAGGAAGAGAACCCCGACGGCGCGAAGGGGCCTGATCCTGAGGATCGTGATCTGTCGTACACGTGGACGTTCTACAAGTTCGCGACGGTCAAGGGCTACGTGACGATCCGCTGGTACGGTGAATCCAGCGGGTATTACAGCGAGCGGGTGGATGTGCACAAGTACATGAGATGAGGAGCGATGATGGACGAGCATTATGCATTGCATGATCGCATCGCGGATCTGGAGAAGGACGTGGCGTATTTGAGGGGGTTGATCGCCGTGTTGATCTGGGAGGTGTTTCCGCGGGAGGGGATAGAGAGGCTGCTGAAGGAAAAGGATGTGACGATGCTCGATGATCTGCTGGATGCAGAGAAGGAGAATGGGTGAGGGGGTTTTTCACCCTCAGTCTCGTCTATGCGGAGATATGTGATAGGTTGTTGGCGGTGATGGCTACGGACGGGTTTTGGTTCGACGAACAGGCGGCTGATCATGCGGCGTCGTTTTTCGAGCGGTTTCTGCGGCATACGAAGGGGGAGTGGGCCGGGGAGCCGTTCCGCCTGCAGGAGTGGCAGCGGGACGGGATCGTGCGCCCGCTGTTCGGGTGGAAACGCCGGGACGGGTCGAGGCGGTACCGGACGGCGTATATCGAGATACCACGCAAGCAAGGGAAATCGACGATCAGCAGCGGGATTGCGCTGTATCTGCTGTTTGCGGACGGGGAGGCCGGGGCGGAGGTGTACAGCGCGGCGGCGGACCGGGAGCAGGCGAGGATCGTGTTCGACCAGGCGCGGGCCATGGTGGAGGAGTCGCCGGAGTTGAGCGGGCGGGCGCAGGCGTTTCGCAACAGCATCGTCGTGCCGAAGACGCGCTCTTCGTACAAGGTTTTGTCCGCGGACGCGTTTACGAAGCACGGGTTGAACGCGCACGGGATCATCTTCGACGAGCTGCACGCGCAGCCGAACCGGGAGCTATACGACGTGTTGACGACCTCCACAGGGGCCAGGCGGCAGCCATTGATGGTGATGATTACGACGGCGGGGTATGACCGGACGAGCGTGTGTTGGGAGCAGCACGAGTATGCGCGGCAGGTGCTGGCGGGGATCGTGGAGGACCCGAGCTATTTCGCCTTCATCGCGGCGGCGGATGAGGGGGACGACTGGACGGACCCGGCGACGTGGGCGAAGGCGAACCCTGGGCTGGGCGTGACGATCTCCGAGGATTATCTGCGCGAGCAGTGCGCGCGGGCGCAGGCGTCGCCGGCGTACCAGAATGCGTTTCGGAGGCTGCACCTCAATCAGTGGACCTCGCAGGATGAGCGGTGGCTGGATATGGCGGCATGGGATGCGTGCGACGGGGCGCTGCCGGAGTTGATGGGGCGGCGATGTTTTGGGGGGCTGGACCTGGCGTCGACGACGGATATTGCGGCGTTTGTGCTGGCGTTTCCGCCGGAGCGGGAGGATGAGCCGTTTTATCTGCTGCCGTTTTTCTGGACGCCGCGTGAGACGCTGACGGAGCGGATGCGCAAGGACAGGGTTCCGTATGACGCCTGGGTGCGGGACGGGTATATGACGGCGACGCCGGGCAACGTGATCGACTATGGGGTGATTCTGCGCGATATCGAGGCGCTGGGGCAACGGTACAAGATCGAGCAGATCGCCTTCGACCGCTGGGGCGCGGAGATGGTGCGGCAGTTGCTGGAGGGCGCGGGGTTTGAGATGGTGCAGATGGGCCAGGGGTTTGCGAGCATGAGCCATCCGACGAAGGAGTTGTTGCGGCTGGTGTTGGCGCACGGGTTGATGCATGGCGGGCACCCGGTGCTGCGCTGGATGGCGGACAATGTGACGGTGGACATCGACGCGGCGGGTAACGTGAAGCCGAACAAGGGGAAGAGCCGGGAGAAAATCGACGGGATCGTGGCGGCGGTGATGGCGCTGGACCGGGCGGTGCGCAACGAGGAGTCGGGGAGCGTGTACGAGGAGCGGGGGTTGCGGGAGCTATGAGCGGTAGGAAGGATGGCGGAGTGATGGCGAAAATGGGCGCGTGCGAGGTGTGCGGGAAGCCGGCGACGATGGCGGTGCAGGATTTTGAGCAGTTGCCGCCGGAGTATGACAGCGAGGGGCGCGGCTGGCGGCG